GGCGTGTGTTTTCTGATAAAAAAAGATTTTGATTTTGATTTTCGGTTGCATGCTTTCGGGCATCGAGTCGGCGGGCGGTTGCTTTGTTTACTTGGATGGCTCCGCGTCTTGCATTGCATGGTTTGCAGGCTGGGACTAGGTTTTCTATTCCGTCTGATCCGCCTTCTGCAAATGGCACTAGGTGATCTGCTTCTGTTGCTTCATTGCCACACCAATGACATGGCGGGTTGTCTTTTAGTAATTCCTTGCGCGCTGCAGCGTAATGTTTGTTGTCGGTTGTGTGTTGACGTGGCATCTCACGCGCTTCGCTTGTGCTGACGCGGCGCTTGCGCGCCTTGTCCTTGGACTTGCTGGGTTGTGTTTGCTGTCGGGTTCATGTGTGTGTGTCCTTTGTTTGTCAACTGTATGTTAAGCGAGTGATTGAACACAAGGGGATGAATGCTCCACCCACGGGGTTGCCCTAACCCGTACCCTTTGCACACATCATCAGTCTGTTTACTGATCGCCCAGTCGCATTGCTCAATTCATTTCGTCTTGCATGATTCGAGGCGCGACCGTCTACCCAGGTTCCCCTGTTTACTGCCCACCCCCTGCGAACGGGGCACACACATGCAACTAGCCGATTGTTTAAAGTCTTGGATTGCTCAAGGTGTAGAGAATGTACTCCATGTCGCTGGGCTTCCAGACCGCGGCGTGACACCCTGCCAGTTCACAGGCATTCAACCAGATCTTCTGACCTGGCGTGGTCTTGCCCTTCTCTGCTTTCAGTTCAATCACTAACGGCCTGCCGCCCTGGAAGGGGTGAACCATGAACAAATCAGGGAAACCCGTGTCACCCTGAACATTGGTCATCCAGCGTCCACGGCTGTTCTGTGCTGGAAGATCATGGTGAACTAACCATCCGTAACGTTTAGCGATATTGATTACCAGATCTTTAAAGTCGGCTTCGCTGATCTTTGCGTCAATCTTCATTTGTTTTCTGCCAACCATTCCCATGCTTGGGCCAATTTTTGCCATGTTTCACGGCTTGCTTCTAACGATTCGCATCGCTTTTCTAGCAACGCTTTTTCGGCTCGTAATGTGTCAATTACACCGCGCAAGTAGTTAACTATTTCAATCGGCGTTGCACCGTTTTGTTTTTCATCAAATGGGCTCATTTTGTGCCTTTCATGCAAACAAGTGCTGTGAGCATCACGCCAATGATGATTCCAATAATGTTCGCTGCAACGAATGTCATTTCAGGCGCTCGATGATCTGGCTTGCTTCATGTGATTTCAGCAGCTCTAAAACTGCGCTGTCATCGTTCAGGTTCAATTGGATCATTTCAAGCAAAGCAAGATCATCCATTCCTTTGTCCCTGGCCAGTTTCTTGATGTAGCCCAGTTGTTTAGGGGTGGCAAATGAGCCTTTAGGGATGTGTTCTGAAGCCCCAGGCAAAGATGGGGACGCGTGACCTGCGCTGTGATTCTCCGCCTGGGACACCTTGGACATTTCCTCACGGCTGGGGCGTTTGCCATGGGTTGCATATCCGCAATTTGCTAAAGCGCGACCGATTGCGCTGGTTTCACAATTCTCGACAAATGATGTGGAGTTCACGCCGCGATCCGAACGGATTTCTTGTGCATAGCCTGTTGCAGTTGGAACTGTTTCGCTGTTCTTAAAATAGATTTCAGCGCGGAACACACATGAATCGCCATCGTAGGACATCATCGTTGTTTCGATTCTTGCACCTGGCCCATGTTCTGCCCAGAATCGGACTAGCCGATCTTCCACGGTTTCATAATTGCTTAGATCAAAGGCCATCGGTTTTTCCTTTTGTTGTTCCCTGCGTTGTGCGTTGACTTGTAGTTCACGATTAAACGATTTGTGATAATGGGCGCTGCGTAATGTCACAACCCAAGTTTCCGCAATAGTTCAATCCCTGCTGGGGTGATTCGATTAACGCGCTGTTGTTCACCTGAACGTGCCATGCGTGTTTGACCTGTTGGCTCAATCATTCCGTCTTTGACAAGATCGCTTACCCTGTGCCAGTAACAACAACCTGGTTTGTCTGCCAAGCCTGTTTTCAATCCTGCTTCTTCTGCTGTTAGGTCAACGTGGGAACGGTACATGGACAGCAATTTGATTCGCTGGGATGTTGTGCGCGGTAACGCTGATTTGGCTGCTTTGTGTGAAGTGCCAGGGTCGCTTTTGCGTACCATTGGAAACACTTTGATTTGTTCGCTGTAACCGCCCAAGCCATTCGATGGGTGGAACATTTGGAATTGTTCACTCATGGTTAGTGCCTAAAGGCGTGTATAACACATTAAGCATTGTCTTAATTTCGTTAATTGCAAAATCACAATTGCAATATGCTTCAACCGATAATGTGTGACCTTTTTTCTTTTGTCTCACGTTTATGTCTATTTGGTCGTTGCATGTTTCGCATTCCAAATGAAATATTGGCATGTCGGGATTCCTTTGTTTAGTCGGGTTTAACCTGGCCGCCTAGGCCTTCAATTGCCAAGATAACACATTCTGCATAATCATCTTGTCCACTTAGTTGGAAGTCAATGAGCATGTTTCTAAGTCCGCGGATCAAATGATCGTCACGGAATTTTTTTGGTGCGTGAGCTGGGCGCGCAATTTCTTCCAACAGACTGAACATAGCCATTGTGTGGTTTGCCATCGCTGTTGATTCCAATACCAAATTGCGGGTTTCTTCAGATAGTTCACCTTGATTCCACGCTGTTCCTTCGCTCATTTTGTCCCCCATGGCCCCCAGCCGAAACCGTAACGCTCGACCCCGTAGTTATATATTTCTAATCCAGCGAGCAAGTTAGTCTGAGCCTGTAACAGATCTTTTGGCTTTGCAATAATGCCTTTACTGGTTAGCCATTTGTTCCATGAGCCATTGATTTGAAGTAGTCCGCGTGAGCCGCCGTTCGGGTCTTTGCGGTTGAATGCGTTTGGGGTGCAATTTGATTCGCGCTTCATAATGGATTCCAGGACTGTCCGCTGATCGGCTGGCCAGCCAAGGTTTACGGCTAGGGCGCTGAACTGTTCACAAGCTGATGTTTCTGGGTCAATGAAGATTGTGGAACTGGTTGTTGTTGTTGGCTCAATGATGTATTCACGGGCCACAGGCACAGGGTTAGGTTGCTCTGATAGGGCATTAGGAGCGCCTAGGAACGAGGCAAATCCCCATAGGGCTGTAATGAAGCCAGCGATTAGTTTAGGTGCGGTTAGTTGCATAAGGAATTCCTTTCATCGGGTACTTTGACCCTAGGCAAGCCAGACGGCTAAAGCAAGGATTTCGCTTTTTTCCAAGCCAGTACTGCATCAGGGACGATGTCCGCGTTGAACACGTTGACATGCCATGGCTCTGAATCAAGTTCCCAGCTGAAACCGTATTCCAGCGCGGTTGCAGCCATGAAGGCCAGGCGATCACCTGATGCTTCTGACACGTCAACGGAAATTCCCCAATTGTGATGTGATGATCCAGGTTGTGCAATGGGTGCTTTGCCTGGTTTTAGATACCAGTTTTTGCCTTGATAAACCCTTGGCTTTACGCCCGCTAAAACTTGGGTTGTCATTCTGTCATTCCAAGCAATGGTTTGTGTGGCCAGTGATCTATAACAATCCGCTGAACTTGTCGGTTTAAATGTTTTGATTCCCTCGGCGAATGCTCGATCACGCCAAGCCATCCAACAATCAGCAGCTGCAAACAATAGTTTTCCGTGTGGTTTGACTTCAACCAGCATGTTGGTCGGAAGTTCTCCTGCTTTGCAGTGTGCGACTATGCGCGGAAGGATGACCTTAATCTTGTGGGGTACTGTCACGCCCGAAACCTTTGTCGTTGGGATTGACCCAGCGCATTAGTGGCGGGATGATGCCAGCAATTGCGCCTTTGACATAGTTCATTGGGTCAGTTGTTCCTGTTGAATAAACGGCTACAAGTGCGCCTACTGCTGATCGTGCGTAACTTGCTAGCGCTGCTTTTGTTTTGTCATTCACTTGTGGTTCTCCAAATGTCCGTCAATTTTTTGTTCTATTCGGCCCAAGGTTTGATGTACTTGGCCGTGGTCTTTTTTGTTGTCGTTGCCGATTTTGCCAATGAGTGCAACCAATACAAGGAAACACCCACCGATGACAGAAACCACAACTTCAGTTGCCATGTCATGCCGATTGCGGTTTTATGAATTCACCGTATTCGCCAATTGATGGGTCAAAGGTGTAACCGTTTCCCGCATATTCGCCGCGAAAATTTCCGTTATATGAAGTTTGTAGCCATTCGCCCACAATTCCTAGTGAAGCAATAAATGCCTGGCCTACTGGTTCGCTGTCAGGAAATGGCAGGTTGTCAATGTCGTTGTTTGAAACGACAATTACTTCCGAAACAACATTGTTTTTAATTTGTGCAAAGTGTGCCATGTTTAAACCTTCCAACGGATGTAAATAATTCCTGATGAACCAGCCGTAGTTGCCCCTGTGCTTCCACGTCCACCGCCGCCACTTGCTGTATTTGCTGCGGGGGTTGTTCCGTTTATTGAGGACGCGCCATTTCCGCCAATTGACGAACCGCCCGTACCGCCAGTAGTTGATGCACCACCGCCGCCGCCAGCGCCCTTAAACAATGATGCGGTACCAATAAAGTTGGTTCCAACGTCATAACCTGCGGCACCGTTTCCACCAACGTTTGCTGACGCGTTGCCACCGACTGCAGTTGTTGACCCACCGCCACCGCCAGCGTTAGTGCTATTTGTTCCGCCTGTGTAACCCTGCACGTTGCTTGCAGGTAAAGTGAAACCTGATGTTTGACCTTGTGCAGGCCCTAACTGTGCTGTGCGGTTCGTTAACGTCACATAAATACCGCCAGCCGCTGCAATTCCGTTAGGGATGGCGCCAATGCTTGATGGGTTTCCTGCTGAGTCAATTGCGCCACCTGCGCCGATTGTTACCGTGGCGTTTGCGTCTAAATAAATTGTTTGGCGTGAGATGCCACCACTTGCGCCGCCACCGCCATAGTTGTTGTCACCGTGACCACCTGATCCGCCCGCAAAAATAAGCACATCAAAGAGCCCGCTTCGAGTGACCGTCAGCGTACCTGTAGAAATAAATGACGTGTAGTTATACGCTACGCCGCCAACGGTTGCACTTGTAACACCTGTCCCACCTGTGGCAGTGCCGTAGCCTATGCCACCACTAGGAAAAAAAACAGCAGCACTGGACGAGGTAAAGAGAAGCTGTCCACCCCCATTTTGTGCCAATGCTAGAGATCCTGTGGTTGTAACTGTTGCAGTGCCTGCGGTTATCGTACAAACACCAGCACCAAGGTTGTATATAAAAACGGACTGGCCCGCGCTAAACAACCCAGTGTTCACTGTGATGGTTGTTGCTGAAGCAGAAGTCATCTGAATCCTGTCCCCAGCATCGCTTGCGGCTAAAACATAACTAGCGGTTTTTGCGCTTATTGGCAATTCAGTAATTGCGTTCATCTGTGCTGCAGTTAAAACAGCCCCAGAAACAAATGGAAAAGGTGTGGCCATAGTGATTCCTATCCTAAGACATTCTCTGCATCGAGTGTGCCATATGTTAGATCGTCAAGGATGAGTTCATAGACGATGACGGTGGGTGCTGTAAACAGGCTGAACTGGAATCCCCGTTGCAGATCCACGTTCCATTCAATGCCTTCGACAGATAGTTCCTGGGCTAACTGGTAGGACGTGGCCCCAGTCTGGATTGACTTCTGGACTGTGATGGTGTCCCCGATGTCAATGATGGCGCATGTGTCGCGCTGGGCATCGGACATCATTGCAAAGTGTGATCCGACATAGTTAAAACGCGGTTCAGGTTCCCCCACGATCAGGTATTGGGCTAAGGCTAAAGCAGCAACATCATTGTGAACTAGGGAATTGTCAATGAAAATTGACTGGGTTAGGTAGGTGGCCCGTGAAGCTGCATCCTCGGCAATTTCGGCGCTGGTTGCCCCTAGGTGTGTGACTGCTGCATAGTTTTTGACCTGATCCGCCTGAAACGATATGTCCACGTTGTTGTAGGGAATTTGGGTTCCATCGTCATGGAAGTCAGCAACTGATCCCGACAAGGTATTTCCCAGCCTGTCTTGTGTGGTGAATACGCCATCCCGTGAAATGAACACTCTGCCTTGTTCTGCCAAATTTATGTCATTGGCATAGGTGGCCACTGATGTCCCCTGTGCAACGTTGTATGCGGCAGACCCGCCCAGGGTTACGGTTCCCGTTGAAATGTTTCGATAGGTGGCCCCAGTTGGGTAAGCGACTTCTGTGAGATCCAGCACGTTGTTATAACGCGCCCCTGTCAGTTCTTCTGATGGTGACCATGCGTTCATTCGGGTCTGGGCAAGAATGTAAAAATAGTCTGCACACATCACAGTGATAAATGATTGTTCCCCTGGCGCTCCGAATTCATAGTCATAATTGACGATGTATCCAATAAACAGATATTCCTTGTTATTGCTGGAGTCGTATCGGCTGAACCTGACTTTACGCAATGGGGCAAGCCCTGGAAGGTTTGTCGCTGGATCGTAGTAAGGGCTAGACGTGTCGTATGGCGAAAAAATTCCGCCTGCCAGCGAGTCGTTTAAAACGAATGTCATGGTTCCATAAGTAAATTGGTCACCAATGTCCTGCCTGCCGCGCATTGAGCGAACAGAAACCGCGCCATCAGTTACATCGGCATATGACGTGCCAGGGCCAAGCGTGAATTCTGTGTTGTCTAATACGCCTCTGGTTGCATCGTCAAGGGTGAACGATCCCCAGTCATATCCTGTGTCAATTTCTAGGCTGAAATTGCCTGACTGGACAACGGATGTTCCAGGCATTTAATAGCTCGATACAGCGATTTGGGCAGGGCCGTTTGTGCGGTTGAAAGATCGGATTGCGTTGACTACGGCTTGACCAATTGCAGCCGATGAATCCAAGCCACCGTTCACATTTATGGTGTAGCCCGCCTGTGCCATTCCGACTTGACGTTGTGCCATGAAATCACCGATTGACGCGGATAATCCTTCAGCCGATGGTGCAGCAATATCGGTTGCACCTGTAATGCCCATAAATGCTTGATCGGTTCCAAATTGATCTGAAAGGTTAAGCAATTGTTCCAAGGTCAAATTCGGGTTTTTTAGAATTCCTTCATAGTTGGCAATGACCGATTCGATGCCAGCAACCAGTGCTTCACCCTGGGTCACGCCTGCCATGTAGAAATTGTCCGCTGCTTCTTTACCTACCGAGTCGGCCAGGTCTTGCAGGCTTTGCAGTAAGTCATTGGTTTGTTTGATCGCGTCAGATCCGCCAAGGATGAGTTGGTCAGCAATGGCTGATCCTGCATCCAGCCCAGCGTCCAGGACTTGGCGCAAAGCCTTTTCTGATAAACCGTTTTTCAGTAAAACTTGAATCTTTTGGGCAAATTGTTTAACAGTCGCGGTCTGTTCAGTAATGCCTTCAATGAACGATTGCCCTGTTTCTTTGCCTGCTTCATAAACAGCGGAAAATGATGTTCCGCCAGTTAGCGAACTAGAAATGTCGCTTGCAAAACTGTTGTATGCCTCTTTTGCTTTGTTCAGTTTGTCCGTTGAATCTTGCAGTGCTTTAGTAAATTTGCTTTCTAGTTCTTTTCGAGCGTCCGCAATTTTGGACTTCATTTCTGATGCGGCTTTTCCTGCAGCTTGCAATTCTGGTTCTACTTCTTCAATGACCTTGACAGCCTTTTTGACTTTGTTTCCCACCTTGTCATAAACGTCAATCAAAGTGCTTGCTGACGCGCTTGCATGGTCAAAGCCGAAAGCGAGCCCGTCAAAGGTTTTTGTTAGTGCCGCAATATCAATTGCTTCACCGCTGAAGGCTTCGCCGATTGCCTTGAATGCGTTACCAAATTCAAGTTTAAGAAAATAGACCTGTGCTTTTTGTAGTTGCACTGCCTTATAAAGAATGTTGACAAATTGAGCAACCGCAATCGTTACGCCTTTAACAGTATTAATGATTGCTGGGCCTGCCTTGCCACTTTCAAAAATTAACTGTTGGAAACCTGCGATTAAACCTTTTTGGCCAATGACCGATGTGATGCGCTCAATTGCTGGGGCTACCTTTTGAACTAAGAAAGTTGCAAACTTGTCCAAATATGGGAGCAACGCCGCGCCAATGGTTTCACCAATTTCACCTAGTTGGCCTTGAAGGATCTTGATTTTCCCCTGGAACGTGTTGGCTGCAGTTGCCGCCGCCCCACCGAACTGATCTTTAAGCGCTTTAGTTAGCGCTGTCAGGTCTTTAGTTTTGATTGCTGTTTTGTCTAAAGGAACACCCAGCTTCTGGAGTGCGGTCATGTTCCCGCCTGCAGCCTTGGCCAGTGCGATGTTTACAGCGTCAAGATCTTTTCCAGTTGCCGCGGCAATGTCCATTGACAAATTGAGCAAATCTTGCGCTTCTGTTGCATCTCCTGTTGCTCTAACTAACGTGGCAAGCCCTTCGCGCAAATCAGTATCCGCAATACCAGTTGCCAATTGTGCCTTACTGACGAAACGCTCCATCGAAGCAACCAGGGCATCATTAGCGCCAACCGTTTTTTCTAATTGACGTTGCAACAACGCTTGGCTTTTCTGATCCTCGGCTGCAGCTTTGACAGCTTTAGTTAGGAATACCGCCGCCCCGCCAATGGCAGCAAAAGCAACACCAATTGCTGGAAGGCTTCCGCCTAAAGATTTGGCTTTGCTTTGTAAATCCCCAAAAGATTTCGTTGCAGATTTAACGCCCGCATCAGAAAAGTCTGTGATGATCGGAATGCGAATAGACATCAAATGGCCTTGATTAACAATTCAACTTGGCGTTCAGTTGCGTGTACCAAATCAGCAACAGATTTTGTGACTTTTTCTGCATTGGTTTCCCATGCTGGCCACATTGAGCGGGAAGCGCTACCCCACTGGGCTTGCAACGCCTGGACAAATGGGCTTCCTTGTGTCTTTCTGCCAGCCATGTCATAAATGATTCCGTAACCAGTTTTTGACATGACATAAAGCGCCCCAACGGTTTCGGCGTTGCTGAAATTTGATGCTGATTTTGAACGGGATTTCCTTGTGTCAATCTTTGAGACAATGCCGCGCTTAACCTTTTGGCCGTCCCAAGTCCCCAGGTGCTTCCAATTGCGATTCATGCCTGACAATGGGGCTTGCGTAGGGACTCGACTTTTCGCATCGTCAACAATAGGTTTGACAATGTTCTTATATTCTTTGTTGAAGCCTTTACGCATTTCGGGCGCAAGTTTGTTCAAAGTCTTTAGGGTTTGTTTCACCCCTGTGACTTGAATTCCCGATGTTCCCGACATGTTATTTCCTTTTGTTTTGCTCCTCTAGCACTTTACAGATAGTCAGCATGTCGGGCGTGTCTATCTCAAATTGTGGGGGAACGTACCCAGTCGCAACAAGAATTTCTGCGATTAATCTTCGGTAGGTTCCCCTTGGGTAGGGTTTTCAATCTCCTGGGAAATCACTTCAGGCGAATCCAACAGTTTCTTTAGGAACGTGTCAAAGTCCCCTGGAACAACAATGTTGTTGAGTTTCGCAGCTGTCCATGCCATAAACGCAAGATCTTCTACACCTACACCATCGGCTAACCGTGATGCTTTGTTTTTAAATCGGCGTTCCCATTCAACAATCACCCAAAGGTTTGTGGTGACTTCAAATGTTTGCTCTGGCAGTTTGCACCTAAGCGTGAGTTTCATTGTTTGCCTTTCGTGTCGGGCCGATGGTCAGCCGATGATTATGGGGTGATGTCTTCAGTGTAGGAGCCGCCCGATGCCGTTATCGAATAGGTTCCGAGAGCGCCCACGGCCGTAGTTAGCGGTAGTGAAGCGATGAACATGTCCGTAAAAGTCAGCGCGGGATTCGTTGCCGAGACTGCAGCGACTGGATCAGGCGTGATTGTAATTGCAACGGTTCCAGTGCCAACGAGTGATTTTAAAGTGGCGTAGGTTTCTGAAGCGGCAAAACTGGCGTACAGGTCAAGCGTGATTTCGTTTGCTTGCAAACCTGCCACGTTGCTGTGGTAGTTCTTGCCGTAGGAATCACTGCTCAACTGGTCAAAACCAATTGTCACAACAGCGCCTTGGCACTGGTCGCTGATGTCAACGGTTGCAGTTGTTGCCCCGATCATCACTTTGCAATTTGAGAGATAAGTGCTTGTTGCCATGGTTACTCCTTGGGTTCTTTCTTTGATTTGACTTTAGACGAGGATTCGTCTTCTGTCGTGGATATGAAGCCCGCCTGAAGCAACCATTCGATGTTTGCTCCCTTGGCAGGTTTGTATTCTTCGCCAGGTGTTCCGACTCTTTTTGACTGAACGATGTATTTCATTTTGCTCCTAAATTTGGGCTTGAAGGTTTAGTGACAGCTCATAGCAGGGAAGCATTGACCCGCCTAGTTCCAAGGTGATTGGTCTGCCTTCCATGGTTCCGATCCTTGCCCCTAGAACCTTGCTAGCGGTGTTTAGAAGGTTCCTGAGCGCGTCTTCGTTGGCTGGGCCTGTGGACATGACCTGAATGGGAAAAGTCATGCTCACAACGCCTGGGGAAAAGGTGCTAAACGTGGGCGCGCCGATCAGGGCAAAGCCAACGCCTGGGGTGATGTTTCGAGGGTCTGTGTAAACGGTCAGGCCAGTGACAGCGTTCAATGTGGTGGCCAAATCATTGACCGCGTTATTGAATAGATCGGTGTAAGCCTGGACAGCCATTAGGCGATCGCTGGCCTGTCTATGCCCAGCAACTGTTTAATCATCGGGGTAATGCCCGGGACGGTCACAGTTCCCATGTCTGTGTAACTGGCGAACTGATCCATAGATCCGCGTTGGCGATAATAGGCCGCGCCAACCATTCGGGTGGCTAGCGTGACTTCTGGAGATGGGCTGTTCACTAAAGAATCTTTGTAGCCCGCTTCGACACGCTTTCTAAAACACCAGCTGTTTGCAGCGCTTGCACAGGCAACTAGGAAATCTTCATCGGCTTGTGTAGCCAATGGGATTCCGAGCCATGAAGCAATGTCATCCCAGGCAATCCAATCAGCGGTAGATGATCCGTTGAATGTGATTGTTCCAGCAAAAGCCTGAACACGTTGAACATCTGATCCAGTTGCAGCGAACAGCACTTGATTTGCAACAGCAATTTGATTGTTGAATTGCAAAAATCCTGTTGTTGGGTTTACACCAATAAACAAATACTGGGGAAGTTGCAGGATTGTGAAGTTGCCGTTGAACGGGGCACTGATTCCAGCAACCGTGATCGTTTGTCCAACGATCAGGTTGTTGGTTTCTAATGTTTGTAAAACCGCAAAGTTTGAAATCAGTTGTTTAGAACTGACATTGTAAATCTGTGACATGGCGGTTAGGCCGCCTTTCGACTAAGCGACTGTGATTGCTTGAACGAACTGGCTGCCTGCAACCGCTGAAGGGTTTTGGGCATCCTGAACGAATGTTGCAAAGTAACCGTAGTACGAAAACGTACGAGCCAACAGATCAGGAACTTCAACTGAACGCATGCCCTGTTGTGCTTCGTAAAATTCTACGGCTGGAGCATGAACTACAAGCATTGTGCCTGCAGCTGCAGATCCGTCAACCACGATTTCCAAACCAAGCGGGTTCATTCCTGACCATGAAGCGGCCGATCCTGCGCCAAGGGTGTTCTGACCGATAAGGCCAGGTGCGCCAATGGCTGGAAATACAGGTCGGTTTACATCGTCAACTTGACTGCCCAATTTTTTCCACACGTCAACACTGCACACGAGATGAGTTGGGAACAAGTTTGTTGTTGCTGAAATGTTTTCTGCTGCACCGTAAATACCAGTAATCAAAGTTGACACATCGCCCGCGGTAACAGTCCAGGTGTAACCCGATGCCTGCTTTTGTGCAACGAGGTAATCAATTGCAATGTCGTTCGTTTGCTTCAGGTATTGTCCTGCGAGGTCTGAGAGGATGACATTCATCGCTGCAGGATCTGTGAAGTCCATTGTCTGTTGCGCGATTTGAATCGAGCCAGCAACGGTCTGACGGGTGACCGTGTTTGCTGCAAGAACCATTGTCTGCGAAGTAACTGCTGTTCCCTGCGTGGTCTGCTTTCCAGCTGCGGTTGGCGTGGTGATGCTTGGGCGCGTGAATGAAATTCCGCTTCCCTGTGGCATTGCGCGTGTTCCGAATGCTGAAACAGTTGGGCGAATGAAGTTGTAGTTCTGGAACACTGGCCCCAAAACTGGAACTGGCAAAAGACCTGGGGTGTCAGTTGTTAGGTCTTGTGCTACTGCTTCAATTGCTGACTGATTTCTGCGCGCTGCATCGTGGAATGCTGCGTTTACTTTGCGATAGGTGTCTCCACCAATGTGCATTGCAGCGAGATATTCTCCAGCTGTTGGCATTTTGAATTCGCGTTTTGCTTCAGCGAAAACAATCGGTGAAGTAGGGATGACCTGTGCTTCGACTTGTGGGGTTTCTGCGGACATGTTTTCTGGCTCCTTGTCGTGGACTACTTCTTCAACAATAACAACTTCTTCTTCTGGGGTGTGGATACTCTCATTTTCCGTTGCAGCAATTTTTGTGATGACTGCATCCTTGAATGCTGGACGGCCAGTGACTAGCGATAATTCAACCCAATCGGCAGCCTGGACGAGCATGGTTCCGTCCTGAAGCATCTTGAACTTTGTGGGTTCAACACCTACGGAAACGCTGTCAATTACGCCATCTAGTGAGAGCTGCAAAGCGTCTTCGGATAGTTGGGTTTTGCTGAAGCGGGCTTCAAACATCATTCCTTCGCCTGGGACTGAAACACGATTTGTCACGATTCCTATGGCCTGGCTGCTGTCATGGTTTAGGTACAGCTTGGGAGCCTTGCCGTCAGTTGGCAGGGAACCTTCCTCGAATATGACTTTTGTTCCATCGGACACGGTTGCCGATTTGCCGTAAGGGACGGCTACGCCTGCAACGGATCGTTTTGGCATCTGGCCTTCAACGGCTGATGCTTCAATGCTGATATCGCTAACTAAAAATTGAATCATTGTGTTTCCTCATCTTGTCTTGGGGTTTTCATTTCTGGCATTTCTGGCATTTCTGGCGCGTCTTGTTCTTCTTCGCTAATAAATTCGGCTAGGTAATCGTCGACAGAGAATCTGACTTTTGTTCCATTTGGAAGAACGTTGTTCATGCTTAATGTTTCTTGAATACATTGCATGTATGGGCGAGCGCCAAAAACGAACAAATCTTCTCTAGCGCCTTTGTTTGAATTGTATGAATACGCCCCGACATCTAATCCAGCGAGGAAGAAAGGAATGTTGCACAATCTGGCGGCTTCTTTTGATTGCTCGACCATTGCTTCCATCAACATCATTTTTGATGGATCTGATTTTGTTTCAATGTAGTCCACGTACTGATTTAAAGCAGCAACCTGGTTGTTCAGCCGGGCCTGGTTGAAGGACTCCGCAAGTTGGCCCAAACTGGCCGCATCTAAAGGCTCACCCGATGATTGTTTAAGGATTCCCGATGGAATGGATGATGCCGAATTTCGTAACACGCTTTGCTGAAGTTGCAATGCTGTTTGCACAATTTGCGGTGATTGAAAAATGATTCCCTGAATTGGTGAAATGAACTGGATCACATCTTCCCAAGGTATTTCTGCACCTTGAAAATAGATTTGTTTCGATGTACCGAATGCGAACACTGGGCCAGTCATGTCCAAGGTGTTGACCATTGCGGCAGGTAGTCGCGTAAACGATGCAGGGAAGCCATCAGCCGTCCTGCTACTAACCCACCAGAAAGCGCGTCCAAAAAACAAGAGGTCATCCAATAACCAGCTCATTGACGCGGAATACGAAAGTTGTGGGTCTGGTTGTTGCAACCATGCGCGTGGTGCAATTTCTTCTTCAACCATTTCTTTGTTTACATCGTCCCAATAGCACTTGTACATTTCCAACTGGGTTGATCCGACAACTGAAGCGAGCAAGTCGCGACCGCGTGAAATCGTTCCGATCTGCATGCACTTATTTCGCAAATCGCCCTGAATGTAGGAATAGTAATGACCGATTGAGTTTTCACCCGATCCGTTGCCTGTGTATGTTCCAGCTGCAGCGGCAACTTTCACTTCGGGATGTGGTGAGATTGCAGCGACTTTTGCGCGGCGTGGAAATAGTGCCATAGCACAAGTATTGCCGAAAGAACTATCTTTTGAGTGGCATTGGCCTGGGGGAAACTATCCGATCCCGACGAAAGGTAGATCTTCAGGCCAACGCCAATAAGACATTAGCGACTTGGAACGACAACCATGGGTCTTCCAGAATCCCTTGGACGTGCCGCATGTGCAGCCGCCCAGACAAGACATCGAGCGAGTTCAATTGGCCCGCTGGAGCGTTGTGAACTAAGCGCAATTGTCCCCTGTGATTTGGCTGCTACCGCCCTGGAAACGTGTTCGGCTAGTTGTGCGGATCCGTCATGGAACAACGATTTTTCGTAAATCATATTGCGGACAGCGCCCGTGTATTTTTGGATTTCTGCATACCCGCAAATAACACGCCGCGGTTCTAGGGCTAACGGCCAGTGAATGTCAATGCTTGGGGAGATCAAAAACTTTGTTGTTGGGTTGTGTGCCAGTCGCTCAACTTCATCCAGCACTTCTGCAAATGAGTCAACCGCAAATTCCACGGTTGCCAAAACGCGCCGATTTTCTAAAGGCACTACACGGACACAGTAATATCGCGCTTCATCCATGGATGATTCGATGGCACAGAATCCGCCTTCAGGAATATCCCCTTCATGTAAAAGTGTTGGCCAGAGACCTGGGGAAATCCAGCCCTTGTCTGATGCCGTCCATAAATTGCAGCTGGCCCGTAAAAATTGCCCGCGGTCTGGGGATTGGGATTCGGCGTGGATGGTTTCCATGCTGACGGTTCTGCCCAGACTGGGGTTAGCCCAGGGCCAACTGGCAGGGTTGAGCGGATCCATGTCGGGGCTAGGTGACCATTCCGCCATGTGAAACGTGGTTGCTTCGCCTTTGTCAATTGCGCGCAATCCTTGTTCACGCATGCGGAGCATGGAGATTGAATCGGTAGTCCCCGCGGTTGACCATGCACTGAAAAGCGGGGATCTTCTGGCGCGCATGGATGGCAGAAGTCCGCCGTCAATTGCCAGGGGTGTCATGTCCCAAATTTCGTCTGCAACAATTAAATCGTTTGACGTGCCGTGGCCCACGTTAGGTTTCGCGGCTCGAATAATCCACTTGGATCCGTCTGGCATAACAACCTGATTTCGCCCATATGCGCGTGTTGCTTTGGCTGAAAATCGTTCTTCAAGAATGTCAACCAAAGAATCAAACAGTCCGACTGCAAGGTCTAAACGGTTTGCCGTAGAAAGGACGGATTGTTTTTGTCCCCGTATTTTTGGCATCTCTGTCAGCCAATACCCGACAAGCGCGCTGATGCAAATGGTTTTTCCCTGCTGGCGAGCCGTACTAGTCAACGATGTCCGGTGCAACAAATCACCATTTTCATCGTGCATCAGCTGAAATTCCAATGTGCGTAATTGCCAGGGAAATAAGTCAATATCCAAGTGCTGTTTAGCCCAGGCCCCCACAGCCGTCCCATACGATCCCGCTGCTTCTGGAGCAATCGTTTCCAGTCTCGGCAGATCTCGGCCAGTCAAGGCCAGTTCAGGCTGGTTTTCCGTAGATAAGGGAAAGCG